TAACCTCCTATGGCAAATAAAACTTACACGGTCACCGTCGCAAGTGGGGATCTCTATGGCGGTGGTACAGGTAATGTATTTTATTTAGACGGAGCTAGAAATGCAACAGGACCCGGTACAGTTAGTTGGGTTGCTGATTCTACTTTACGTTTTGATCAAAGCGATGGAACCAATGATAATCATCCTTTAATTTTTTCTACCACTACCAGTCGAGATCAATATTTAACTTCTGGTGTAACTTACTATTTAGATGGGACTGTTAGTTATTCGGACTATACAAATACAACTACGTTCAATGCAGCTACAACTCGATACGTAGAAGTAACTCCATCTTCTTTTACAGATTTTTATTATTTATGCTACGTCCATGGCATTGGCATGGGTGGTATTATGGATATGGTTGTTAATTCATGGGGAGCTCATCCTTACAACCAAGGTGCATGGAATCAAAACCAAGATTTAACTGTTGTTGTTTCTAACCCTAACGATACGTTATGGGGAAGAGATACATGGGGAGCTCATTTCTGGGGTGGCGGTCAAAACATGGACATGTCGCTTAATAATAGCGGCATCACAATCACAAATGAAATAAATGTTGGATGGGGTTCTGACGCCTGGGGTATAGAAACTTGGGGCGAGTCAGGAAACCTACACGCAGTTACTGGTATTGCAATGTCAATGTCAGAAGGACTAAGTGGTGCTACAATTAATGGTGATTCAAATGTAACACCTCCAGGTAACTCAGCAACAATGGCCATTGGAACTGTAGATGCATTCTCTGCATTTGTTGCAACACCTTCTGGTCTTCCAATGGTTGCAGAATTAAACTTCAACCCTGCATTTGCTCAACCTTCAGGTTTTGCAATGTCAGCAGCATTAGGAACTGTTGTAGGTGATAACATCACTGTCGCAGAAATAACATCTGCTATACCAGGATATTGGGGATACAAATCTACTTGGGGCACATTAGCTTGGGGTAATGGTTCAACTGAATTGTTAGCATTGCCTATGGCTGAAGGCCTACAGGGCGCAGACCCTGCACCAGATGCAGTGCTTACTGGTCAACAGATGTCCATATCTTTATCTGGCCCACAAGATGTAACAGGAGATGCAAATACCGGAGCTGGTGATACTACCATGTCGTGGGGAGATTCTACATGGGGTAATTCTAGATGGGGTAATGGTTCTTATATAGCAGACCCTGATTATGGTCAAACAATGGCCATTACATTAGGTAATGAAGTAGTAGATTTAAACACCCCTGTGGATGTTACAGGATTTGCATTAACAGCTAATTTAAGCTCAGTAGCGGATGTAATAACAACAAACGTTGTTTTCCCTAGTGGAAATGCGTTGACAATGAGCTTAGGAACAGGTACAAATACATTGATTTGGAATGCAGTCGATACAGGTTCAGCGCCAACGACACCTCCAGGATGGCAGGAAGTTCCGACAAATGCTGCTTAAAATAAGTGTTTGACACTATTTAAATTAATTTATAATATACAAGAATTGGAGATAAAAAATGGCGAACTCTACATCGGCTAGTTTAAAACTTACAGTCCAAGCAACTGGGGAAAACTCAGGAACTTGGGGACAAATTACAAATACAAACTTATTAATTTTAGAACAAGCAATTGGTGGATTCCAATCAGTTGCTATTACTACAGGTGCAACTTTAACATTTTCTAATGGTGCACTTTCAAATGGTAAAAACAACGTATTAAAATTAGTTGGAACAATTGGAGGAGCAGTTAACGTAGTTGTTCCTGATTCAATTGAAAAAACTTATATTATCGATAACGCAACAACAGGTGCACACACTGTAACTGTTAAAACTTCTTCTGGATCAGGTGTTACTTGGGCAGCAGCAGACAAAGGAACTAAAGTAGTTTATTCAGATGGAACGAACGTTGTTGACACAGCATTAACAGATTTATCATCAGATTATTCGCCACAACTTTCTGCAGATTTAGATTGTAATGGTCAAGACATTGTTATGGATAGTTCAAACTCTATTCAAGATGATTCAAATAATGAATACATCAAGATGGCAAAAACTGGATCAGCAGTTAATGAATTTACAGTTACTAACGCAGCAACAGGTAATGCACCTAATTTATCTGCGACTGGTGACGATACAAATATAGATTTAAATTTAACACCTAAAGGTTATGGAAGAGCGACTTTCAATGGCCAAGGTAAAATTCAAAGCGTTGCAGAAAAAGTTACAACAGAAGCTACAGCTGCTACAGGAACAATCAACTACGATGTTCTTACACAAGCAGTTTGGAACTTTACTTCAGATGCAGGAGCTAACTGGACATTAAACATCAGAGGAGATGGATCAAACACTCTTGACAATATAATGGACACAGGTGAGTCAGTAACTATTGCACACATTGTAAAACAAGGTTCATCAGCTTATTACAATTCAGCAGTGCAAATTGATGGATCAAGTGTTACTCCAGAATGGTCAGGTGGATCTGCGCCATCAGCGGGTAATGCAAGTTCATTAGATGTTTACACTTATACAATTATTAAAACTGGATCAGCGACGTTTACAGTATTAGCGTCTCAAACACAGTTTGCATAATAAATTAGGAGGAGAAAGAAATGCCAATAATCGGTTCTAAAGGAGCAGGATCAGCAGCAGCCTTCGGAGGAGTTGGAGGCGGCGGTGCAAAAGTTTATGAAGGTGACTATTTAATTGTTGCAGGTGGAGGAGCCGGACAATTTGATGTCTATAGTGCCGGTGGAGCTGGTGGTTACAGAACTAGTTATGGTTGTGGACCAGAAGCTTCTGGTACTTCTAAATTAGGATTTGCAGCTGGTGAAACCTACGCTATTACCATAGGTGCCGGAGGAGGTGCTACAATGGCAGCTGGATCAGGAGGTCAAGATTCTTCTGTTGCCTATGCATGTGGAACATTTTCTGCTAGTGGTGGTGGAGCATCTGCTAACGCACCTAACTTTTGTAGACCAGGTGGTCAAGGTGGATCCGGTGCTTCAAGCGCATTTGGAAACAATGCCCCTAGAGGTAATGGAAATCATGGAGGATATTCTCCTGTAGAAGGTTATGCAGGTTCAGACGGATCAAACGCAACCATAGGTGCCGGAGGAGGCGGAGGTGCTTCTGAAGTTGGAGGCACAGACGGAGTTCATCATGGAGGTGATGGTCTTAACTCTGGAATAACTGGTTCTTGCGTCACTAGAGGTGGCGGAGGCGGAGGCGGTTCTGGAAACCAAGGTTCAGGTCCTGGAGGATCTGGCGGTGGTGGATCAGGCGGTCCATCTCCAGCAGGGTCAGGCGGATCAGGTTCTGCTAACACCGGAGGCGGTGGAGGCTCAGGAGGAACAGTACAAGGTCCGGGAGGATCAGGTGGCTCTGGTATAGTTGTTTTAAGATTTCCTGGATGTGCTTGTGTTTCAGTATCTCCTGGATGTAATACAGTAACAAACTGTGTAGGTCCAAGTAATGATAAAGTTGCAACCTTTACAGTAACGGGATGTTTAACGGTATCTTAATATGGCACATTTTGCAAAAATAGAACAAAAAGTTGACCCAACAGGTTTTACAAGTGAGACTCATAATATAGTCACTGAAGTATTTGTTGTTGGTAATGATATTCCAACAGCTGCTGGTCCATTAGGCGAAAATGATATGCATCCAGATGGAGAAGCATGGTGTCAAAATAGATGGGGAGGCACTTGGAAACAGACTTCTTATAATAATAATTTTAGAAAACAATACGCAGGTGTAAATTTTAGATACGATGCAGATAATGATAGATTTATAGCTATGCAACCGTATGCGTCTTGGACATTAGATGCTAACGGTGATTGGCAACCACCTACTGCATATCCATCAGTTACTACTTTTACTAATGACGCAGGTATAACTGGACCTCTTTCAGCTAAGTGGTCTGAAGAAAATACAAGATGGGAAACAGAAGTATTGATGTCAGCAGACAATATCGTAAATCGTTATTGGAATCCAGATTCATCTACTTGGATTGATTTCTAATTATATTTCTATATAATTAAGAAAGAAAAGAAAGAATTTAATGAAAAACGTTATTTTAGAAAATTTTAAAAACTTTGGTTTTATAAGATCAAAAGTTCCAATTAATTTATTTAATAAAATAAAAAAAGAATGTTTATCCAATCCTAAAAATAAAATGACTTCTTTTGTAACAGGACCTAATGTTGCAAAACATTTTTATATGGAAAAAAATAAAAAAGAGTTTAATGATCATTTGGCTCAAGTTATAAAAATCTACAAAGACCAAGATGGATATCTTAATAGCGTAAAAATTCTTGAAAAAAATTCTCCAATTAAATTAGGTTTATCTTGGATTAATTATCAAAAAAGATATGAATTTTTCCCTGTTCATAATCATTCAGGTGTTTTAAGTTACGTGCTTTGGGTAAATATACCTTATGATGTTGAAAAAGAAATTAAGGGAGCTACTCCTTATGCTTCTTGTTTTGAATTTTTTTATTGTAATATTTTAGGAGAATATACTAGTTATAAAATAAAAGTTGGTAAACAAGATGAGGGGACATTATTAATATTCCCTGCATCTTTATCACATTGCGTTTATCCATTTTATACTTCAAAAGGAACTAGAATATCTGTTTCAGGGAATATATTTTTAACATGAAAACTAAAATTATTAAAAACTTTATTAAAGACAAAGATCTTTTTGAATCTTTAATTCATCATTTTACATTTGAAGTACCTCATTATTTTGGACATACTTCTGATCACGAAGAACCAGATAAAATAAACAAAGGTTTTTATACATGTCAATTTAATCCACAAGCGCAACCTTACAAAAGTATTGTAGAGAAAATAAAAAAATTAATTTCTTTCAACGTAAAAAGAATGTACATCAATGTTCAACACAAAGGTATGGAAGGTGAATTTCATGTAGATCATGATAGTGATAAAGATGTTACAGCATTATTAATGATTAGAGGGGACGGTCCTTTTGAAATAAAAAATGAAAGTAAATATTTTTTGGAGCCCAATACTTTAGTTTTATTTCAGGCCAATAAATTACATAGAGGACATGCACCAATTAATCATTCACCGAGAATTACTTTAGCTATAAAATGTAAAATACTATGAATTTAAAAAATTATTATTATTATTTTGATCAAGCCATACCCACTCCAGTTTGTGATGATATTGTGAAATATGCTAAAACAATAGAAACTAAAATAGCGGGAACAGGATATAATGGACAAACAAAAGATTTATCAAAATTAAGAAATTCAAATGTAGTGTGGCTAAACGATAGTTGGATCTACAATGAAATTTGGCCCTATTTAAATTTAGCAAACAGATCAGCAGGGTGGAATTTTCAATGGGATATATCGGAAGATTGTCAATTTACCATTTACAATCCTGGACAATTTTATGATTGGCATTGTGATGAATTTGGAAAGGTTTACGATAGACCTAATACTCCTTTTGATAAAAAAATAAGAAAAATATCTTGTAGTCTTTTACTTTCAGATCCAGAAGAATATGAAGGTGGAGAACTTGAGTTTGATTTTAAAAACGAAAAAGATAAGGGAGAATTTAGAACTTGCACTGAAGTAAATAAAAAAGGTTCTATTATATTTTTTCCAAGTTTTGTTTGGCACAGAGTTAAACCTGTTACAAAAGGAAGACGCTATAGTTTAGTTATATGGAGTTGTGGTAATCCTTATAAATAATGAAAATTATTTCTTTACATGTAGGACACGACGGTTGTGTTACATATATTATAAATAACAAAATAATATTTCATACACAAATAGATAGATACAATAGATTTAAACATTTATCCTTTCCATCTAAATCTTTAGTTGATGAATTAAAAAAAATAGATTTTGATTTAATTCTTCTTTCTTATTCTCATAATTCAGAACATTGGGCTTTGACTTGGAAAGAAGTCCTCAATGAATTTACAAATAAAAATATAATTTTTACTTCAGATAAACATCATTTGTATCACTATTATTGCGCTAAAACATGGCAAACTAACATTAAAAATATTCTTGTAGCAGATGGCGCCGGGGCCCCTATGCAAGATGGATTTGAAGAAGAAAGTTTGTTTATAAACGATAAACATATAATGAAAGAACAAAATGCCATAGGTATTAAATATGAAACATTTAGCAAAAAATATTTTGGCAGTCATTTAAGTTGTGGAAAGACCATGGCCTGGAGTTTACATGATCCAAGACCAAAAGAAGTTCAACAGCAGTTTGAAAAAGAAATGAACGTTTTAATAAAAAAATGGAAAGTAAAAGATGAAATTTTGTTTACTGGAGGATGTGCACAAAATGTTTTATATAATTCAAAATTAATTAATAAATTTAACAAAGTATTTTGTGATCCTTTTAATGGTGATTTTGGACTAAGTTTAGGATTAGCCAACTATTATTTAAAAGGAGCTGTAAAAAACAATAATATTTTTTTAGGCATTCCTCAGGATATAAACACGGATTTATTTTTAAAATACGACGTATTTGATGCTACACCTGAAGATGTTGCAGAAATTTTAATTGAAGAACCTGTTGCAATATTTCAATCTAGAAGTGAACAAGGCCAAAGAGGATTGGGTAATCGGTCATTACTTATGAATCCAATGCACAAAGAAGCACATAATAAATTAAATCAAATTAAAAAAAGAGAATGGTTTAGACCTTTTGCCTGTTCTGTTTTACAGGAGAAAGCCAAAGATTGGTTTGACATGTCCATAAAAGAATCGCCTCACATGATGTATGTTTTTAAATGTAAAAAGAAATTGAGTGCAGGTGTGGCTAAAGATCATAACTCTAGAATACAAACTGTTAAAAAATCAGATAATTTCCATTATTATAATTTAATCAAAAGTTTCTATGGGTTGACAAAAACACCTGTTTTGATAAACACTAGTTTAAATCTACCGGGCGAGGTATTGGTAGAAACACTACAAGACTTAAAAGAATTATTTGAAAGGAGTAAACTTAAATTTATTTATTTACCTGAAATAAATAAAATCATAAAGAAATGACTAAACAATTTCCAAAATTTTTAGGTAGAGAAGATCATTTTAAATGTCCCATTTGGATGGCTGATGCACCTGAATACTTAAAAGAATTAAATAAAGCAACTGATCCATATATTAAACAAGCTAAAAAAAATTTAGAAGACAGTATTAAAAAAAGAAATAAAAAATTTGGTAACAAAGGAGATATGGGTCATGTGTTTCATTCTACAACTTTAATAGGAGACAAAAAATTTAATGAGTTACATCAATATGTTTTAGCAACAAGTCATAACCTTTTAGATGAAATGGGTTATGATTTATCTAATTATCAAACTTTTATAACTGAATCTTGGGTTCAAGAATTTCCTAAAGATGGAGGTGGTCTACATGATACACATTGTCATTGGAACGGACATATTTCTGGATTTTATTTTTTAAAATGCGACAAAGAAAAAACATCTTTACCTGTATTTATAGATCCAAGAAATGGTAAACTAATGAACCTTTTACCACAAAAAGATCAATCTAAAATTACTTATGCGAGTGATAAAGTTTATTATGTTGTAAAACCGGGGACGATGATTTTCTTTCCTTCTTTTATGCCTCATCAGTATATTTTAGATTTAGGCTATCAATCTTTTAGATTTATACATTGGAATTGTCAGGCTTTTCCTAAAGGAGTGGTAAATGCAGTTCAAAAAAAGTAAATTTTTAATTGAAAAAAATGTTGTTCCAAAACAAATATGTGCATTCCTACATAAATATATTTCTAAAAAAGAAAAAGTAGCAAAATATTTATTTGAAGAAAAATTAATTTCTCCTTTTACAAAATACTTTGGTGTTTTTAATGATGGGCAAGTTGCGAATACATATTCCCATTATGGAGACATAGCCATGGAAACTTTATTAGATGAATTAAATAAAACTATAGAACAAAAAACAAAATTAAAATTAATACCTATGTATTCTTATATGAGGTTTTATAAAAAAGGAAGTATACTATACAGGCATACAGATAGAGCAGCGTGTGATGTATCCGCAACTTTAAATTTAGGAGGAGATCCCTGGCCTATATATTTAGAACCTTCAGGAAAAAGAGGACGAGCAGGTATCAAAGTAGAATTAGAACCTGGAGATATGCTTTTATATAAAGGAAGTGATTTAGAACATTGGAGAGAAGAATTTTTAGGTAAAGAATGCTGTCAAGTTTTTCTTCATTACAATGAAAGAAAAAATAAAAAACTTCCTGACATACATGATGACAGACCTTTTACAGGTATTCCAAATTTTTATATTAAAGACATAAACAAAAGTTGGTCAAAAAAATAATGAATCCTCTTCAATTTTGGTATTGGGAAAATGTTTTTAATAAATCTCAATTAAAAGAAATTAATAAAATAATTAAAGAAAAAGAAGATAAACAATATAACGATGCTCCAGCTAAAACAGTTAAGAAAGTAGCTAATGTTACTGGTGTGGAATATAGATATTTAAAAAATATACTTCATGATACTTTTCAAAAATTTAATCTTGTTAACAAATATAATTTTGGATATTCATTATTTGAACCTAATGATTTCGATAACTTCTTACATACCGAATATAATTCAAAAGATAAAGGGGAATATGATTGGCATATTGATGATTCTAATAATTATATTTACGATGTTAAATTTACAGTTTTAATTAATACCTCTCTAAAAAAATATGAAGGAGGTGAATTTTTTTTATATTTTGGAAAACCTGTTTTAATTAATAAGTTCAGTAAACCTGGCGATGTGATTATGTTTAAATCAAGTATTTATCACAAAGTAAATCCCGTAACTAAAGGATCAAGAAATACTTTAGTATTTTTTTTAAAAGGTCCAAGGTTTATATGAATTTACTTACTAATAAAAGTGAACCTGCTCAAAGTCCTTTTGCCCCTCAATGGCATTATCATATAGGATACGATTCTATTTCTAATGTAGATTTTAAAAAAATAGCTAAAATTATTTTAAAAAAAGAAAAATCTATATTAAAAAAATTTCCTTCTTCTAACGATGGGTATACAGGATTAGGAAATAATAGTTTAACTTCAAGGCACAAACACTTTAATATTTTTTCTTGGTCAGAGCCTGAGATTAAAAAATTAAAACCAATTATATTGGATTTTCATTTACAGTTTTTAAATAAAATAAAAGTTAACGGTCTTTCTAATTTTTATTTAAAAGGGTGGGCTAATGTTATGAGAAAAGGAGAAAGTATTAAAGCTCATCTTCATTCAGCTCAACCTACTTCTTATTTAAGTGGACACATTTGTGTTCAATGTGAGAAGACTGCTACTTATTATATTAACCCTGTTAATCAACTTAATGAACCTTATATTGAAAAAATATCTAACGAAGTAGGACAAATAGTATTATTCCCTACTTGTGTGCCTCATTATACAGATATTCATTTAGGAAACGAAGAACGTATTACTATTGCATTTGATATGATTTTAAACAATGATAATTAAAAAAAATTTTATAAAGAAAAAAGAAGTGGACAAAATGTTGGAAGTTTGTTTAGATAGTAAATTCCCTTGGTTTTTATGTCCTGTTTCTTTTCATACAGATAAAGAAAGACAACTCGTCCATGTTTTTTATAGCAAATCTCAAATGATAAGCCCTCTTCATATACAATATTTTGCACCTATAATAAATAAGTTAAACGCTAAAAGTATTTGGAGAA